ATTTAATGCCAACATATCAGTATGTTTGTGGTGATTGTGATTCATCACAGGAACTAAAAAGAACTATTGATGAAAGAGACAATGAAGTCTTATGCGAGCAATGCTCAAAACCAATGAAAAGAACATTCAACTCTCCTACCATTACATTTAATGGTCCAGGATTTTACAGTACAGGTGGCTAAATGGCTAAGAAAAAAGTAGAAATTCAATACAATCCTAATTGGACAATCTGGTATGAATACCAACACGGAAAAGATTTAATTCTTCCAGGAACAGAATTAAAAATTAAGTATGAGCGTGGTACTTACAAGTTTGAAAAGTATGTAATTAACTCAAAAACAAAGACAGAATGGATCGATGTTGTTGGTCCAACAGGATACCGTTCCTTTTATCCAGAACAATTAAAGGGTATAATTAAACCTAAGAGAAAAAGGAAAAAGAAAAATGTCTGAATTAGAACTTGCTGACCGCTGGGAACGCATCAATGTTGTTGCTTCCGAATTTTTGAAGGGTAACACAAACCCTACTGATATCGCCAAGCTAACTGGTTTTAAAAGAGCAGACGTTGTTGAATACTTAGAGGAATGGCGTTATGTTATCAAAAGCGATAGACAAGTTCAGATTCGTGCTAGAGAGGCTCTCACAGGAGCTGATCAGCATTACTCTATGCTTATTAAAGAGGCTTGGTCTGTTGTCGAAGAAGCAACACAATCGGCACAACTAAATCAAAAAACTACTGCTCTTAAATTAATTGCTGATATTCAGCAAAAGCAAATAGATATGCTACAAAAAGCAGGTATGTTGGATAACAATGAAATGGCAGAAAGAATTATTGAGTCTGAAGAAAAACAAGAAGTAATTATGTCAGTTATTCGTGATGTTGTTTCTGATTGCGATCATTGTAAAATGCAGGTGGCAGAAAGGTTATCTAAGATTAATAATAAGGCAGAGCCTATCTAATGTTTGAAGACGTACTAGACCTTCTCGGCGGTGACGAGTTTGATGAAAAACCAGTTATGCTAGAAGAGTTTGTTGTGTCTGATGAATATCTTGGTCTACCACCGCTATCTGATTATCAGTATCAATCTATTCGTGCTATGAGTCAGATTTATAAAAAACAAACATTGCTTAATCTTTATGGTGAAGATGAAGGCAATAAAAGATGGAAGCAAACTTGCAATGAAGTAATCCTTCAACTTGGCAAAGGTTCTGGTAAAGATTATATGTCTACCATCGCTGTTACCTATATGGTTTATCTTTTGTTATGTCTTAAAGATCCAGCCAAATATTATGGAAAACCTCCAGGCGACTCTATTGATATTCTTAATATCGCTATCAATGCTCAACAGGCACAGAATGTTTTCTTTAAGGGCTTTAAAACTAGAATTGAAAAGTCCCCTTGGTTTTTAGGAAAGTATACACCAACCGCTGGTGCTATTAAGTTTGATAAAAATATTACTTGTCACTCTGGTCACTCTGAAAGAGAATCTTGGGAAGGATATAACGTACTCTGTGTAATTCTTGATGAGATTTCTGGTTTTGCAACAGAGTCTACATCTGGTCACGACCAAGCTAAAACTGCTCAGGGTCTGTATGATATGTATCGTGCATCTGTAGATTCCCGCTTTCCAGATTTTGGTAAAGTAGTTCTACTTTCATTTCCTCGTTATCGTAATGATTATATTCAGCAAAGATACAATGCGGTGGTGGCAACAAAAGATGTTCTTACAAGAGAATACACCTTTAAACTTGATGAAGACATAGAAGAAGACAGAGAAGACAATTATTTTACTGTCCAGTGGGAAGAAGACATAATTGAGTCTTATCATTTTCCTAAAGTTTTTGCTTTACGCAGACCAACTTGGGAGATTAATCCTACTAGAAAAATAGAGGATTTTAAGATTGCTTTCTATACAAACCCTATTGATGCCCTTTCTCGTTTTGCTTGTATGCCACCAGATGCTGTAGATGCTTTCTTCCGTTCAAAAGAAAAGATTGAGGCTTGTTTTAGAAGTCCTAGTCTTGCTGTAAATGATGAGGGTAGATTTGCAGAATGGTTCCAACCAAACCCAGAAAAACAATATTTTGTTCACGTTGATCTTGCACAAAAGCACGATCACTGTGCGGTGTCTTTAGCACACGTTGATAAATGGGTAAAGGTAAATACATTTAATGATTACGATGTTGTTAATCCATATGTTGTTGTAGATGCTGTTAGATGGTGGACACCAACCGCAGATAAAACTGTAGAGTTTAAAGATGTAAAAAATTATATTCTAGAACTTCGGGCTAGAGGATTTAACATTCGTAAGGTAACATTTGATAGATGGAATAGTTTAGACATTATGAATGAATTAAAATCTTTAGGTATGAATACTGAAACATTGTCTGTTGCCAAAAAACATTATGAAGATATGGCTATGCTTGTGGCGGAAGAAAGAATACTTGGTCCAGCTATTCCACTGTTAACAGAAGAATTATTACAACTAAGATTAATTAGAGATAAAGTTGATCACCCAAGAAAAGGCTCTAAAGACCTTGCAGATGCTGTATGCGGATCAATATATAATGCTATTGCAGGTACTCCAAAAAATGTGGGTGAAAGAGAAATAGAAATACATAGTTTTGGAGACTTTAAAGTAAATGAAGTAAAGCAATCTGGAGAAAATGTTATTGAAGCACCATATAGGCATAAAATAAGTGAAACCACTCAAGACTTTGGAGAGTATCTAAGTAGGATGGGAATGGTCTAATGTTTGATGTATTTAATAATGACGATGATGAAATGACTGAAATAATTAATCAACTTGTCAAAGATGGGTATTTAATAAAAATGGGTTATGATGAAAACGATGAACCATTGTATCAAACCACCAAAAAGTTTAGATCTACTTTTCCAGAGTTTTATGAAGAACAAATTAAAGAAACAAATGAAGTAATTTTTCAGCTTTGGAATATGGGGCTTATAGATATGACGGTCAAGGAAGAAATTAATGAGTGGATTGTTATGCCAAATAATAATACATATTCTTGTAATCTAGAAAGCCTAACAAAGCAACAAAGAAGCCTAATTAATTATATTAGGCAGAAATCCTGATATAATAGAATTATGGCAGAAAATGGATATAAGGCAACAGCAGGTATGAAAACTGCTGCTGCAAGAGCGTTAAAGTGGCATAAAGAAGGCAAGCGTGGTGGAACATCAGTAGGTCTTACTAGAGCAAATCAAATCGTAAATGGAGAGACTCTTAGTGAATCAACTATTGCTAGAATGTTTTCTTTCTTTTCCCGCCACGAAGTTGATAAAAAAGCTGAAGGCTTTAATGCTGGAGAAAAAGGCTATCCAAGTCCAGGCAGAGTTGCTTGGGATCTTTGGGGTGGCGATGCAGGTTTCTCATTTGCAAGACAAAAGTGGAACAATATTAAGTCTATGAAAAAAGTAGATTTACCACAAGATATAGAAGAATAATAGTTAAAAAACTATTGACAATCGATTAGAAATAGGATAATATATAAATATGACAAAAGATACAACATTTGATAGCAAGGTTGCTTATGTGGCAACATCGTACTACCGCCGTTATGATGACCTAGAAGAAGGATTTGATACTACCAATGAGTATCCAGCAGTTCTTCGTACCATCTTCAATCGGCACGATATGGCTGGTGCAATCGCACTAGCACTTTTCAATGGCGACATTGAAGCAAAAACAGACACTGCTCGTAATTGGATTGAAGAATCTTATGACGTTCTAGTTGCTGTATTTGGTGATCCACAGGTTGCAACAGAAATTCCTGAAACACCAGCAGAAGAAGTTAAGCCAGTTAAGAAAACTGCTTCTAAGAAAACTGCAGAATAATTAATCTTGGCAGGGGTAGGCTTCTCTCACGACAGCCCACCCCTGTCATTCTTATAACTACTACCATAGGAGTATAATGAATACTATAATGGAAACTACTGAAAATGAACGTAAATTAAAGATTGCAGATCGTTGCGACAAGTGTGGCTCACAGGCGTTCGTTATTGTTAAAGGTGTGAGCGGAGAACTTTATTTTTGTGGACACGACTATGCTGAGAATGAAAAAGCATTAGAAAAGTTTGCATATGAAATTATTGATGAGAGAAGTTATATCAACGAGAGGTCTTCTTCAAGCAATTAATTGTTTGGGGTATTAGCTCAGTTGGTCAGAGCAGCAGACTCATAATCTGCCAGTCGTAGGTTCAAGTCCTACATACCCCACTTGACTTTAAGGATAGTATATGATAAACTATCCTTATGCCATATAAAAACAAAGAAGATCTTTATAAAAATCAACAAAGATATCGTGATGCTAACCACAAAAATCTTTGGGAATATCTAAAAAATAAATCTTGTGTTGATTGTAAAATTTCAGATTCTAGAGTATTAGAATTTGATCACTTGCCAGAGTTTGAAAAAAAATTTGATATTTCAAAGGCTGTATCTGGCAGCACAAAATCTTGGAAATTAATTTTGACAGAAATTGATAAGTGCGAAATTGTTTGTTCAAATTGTCATAGAATAAGAACTATGATAAGAGGAAACTATAAAAGATACCAATCTTTTATAAACTATAATTAAATGCTTGCCTCTGTAGCGCAGCGGATAGCGCAAATCGTTTCTACCGATAAGGTCGGGGGTTCGAATCCCTCCAGAGGTGCAATTATGGTATACTTGTATTGGGTAAAACCAAATATAATTAATAGGAGAATATAATGGCATTACCAATTAAAAATGGTAA